CCAACTTTAACTATCTTGTCGCAACCCTTTGCTATATACGGTTTATCTGTATATGTAGTCATAGAATCTGCTGCTAGGACAGCCCAACCTTTACCTTGAATACCAACAATAGCCGTCACTATTCCTCCAAGTTATCTTCTGTTTACTGTCCTTACACTTGCGTTAGTTCTTCCAGCCATATTTAAATTACTTAATAAACTTTGTAACTCTGGTCTTTGTTGTGCTTGAGCTTGTACTTGTTGTTCTGGTTGTGAGCCTCCAACTGGAGCGCCGGGAGCAGAGGGGACGGACGGCTGCTCAACCGATGGTGCGCCACCAGCTGGAGGATTCTCGGGTGCAAATACCTCACTGATGGCATCTTCAATTGCTATGCCTTTCTGACGTTGCCTAATGACTTCAGCTATCTTATTAACAATAGTACTGGGGTCACCGCCCTGGGCAGCGAGTTGAGGTATTGCTTGTGCGTAAGCTTGCAATGAACCAATCAATGCAGCTCGCATATCTTCTGTTTCAATACGCTCTTGTTCTAAGGTGACGTTGACGTTAAATGGCAACTCACGCATAGCCATATCTTTAGAGATAAGCTTTCCGCCAAGAGCTTGAAGCATGAAGATAAGTCCTTGTGCTGGGTTCAAACCAGCTAGCATTCCGTATCTTACATCGGCTGAGTAATCACCCTTGATATCTTTTGTAGGTGTATATGTAACCGCATAAGGTGCACCGGCATCGGTACCACGAATTGTTTTCTCTACGTTAAATAATTTCTCATCCATCTCAAAGCAAAGAGAAATAACATCACGTAATGCTGTAGTAAATATAGATTGTGCTGACTTAACCTGTGTATCAAATGCACCTAGTAGTGCCTGAACACCTTCGCCAGTAATGATTGAAGCTTTAACATTTCCAGTACGTGATTCAGGATAACGAGCTCCTACACGTAGTTCTTCGTTTAAAAGTTGTTGTTCTGTAAATGCTCCTTGTGGGAGATTAAGCTCAACACGTCTAACACCTGCTGGATTGTTTGTACGAATTACAGCGTCTCCGCCTAATTGTAATTCCTGTACATCACTTGGTAATACAATTGGTGCTTGAACAGATTTCTCTGCAGCCTCCATTGCAAGTAAAGCAAATCGGTTACGAAGTAATTGAATTCCTAATACATCATCAAACTGTCCACGAAGCTCACCATCAACGCCTGGACGTTTAGCAATGATTACGTTCATCTTGCCTAGGGGATTACTTGCTCTTGATAGAACTAAATTATTTCTTGCTGGTATATAAATAACTGATTGGTCTTTATCGTAGTAACGAATCATTTCCATTTGATGATTAAGATTTTGACTATAACCCTCTGAGCCTAGGAGTGGTGATTCAAACTCAGGGAACTGGCTAACCAACTCACCTAAGGTAAGGGTGTAACGTTTCGCAAATGCTATGCAACGACCGTACCGGTCAAACTCTGGATAAGCCCCAATAGGATTTTCTAATCTAATCCGTGGCAATTTTGCTTCTTCATCTAACTCAATGATGAAAGGAAGAAAACCATATGTTATGTACATGTCCGCACCATTGTACATGTTTACTTGCAAATCTGAATGGCGGAAATAGTTAGCAGCAATCCTTGTACGTTTGTCTGCAAACTGACGTGCTCTATCTGAAACTTGATTTACTGCTGAGCAGTTAACAGCAGGTAGTGGAGCCATAACTTCTGCAAGGTCTCTTGCAACAATATCAATGAAGTTAGCTACTACGTTCTGGTCTATACCACTTGGAAAAAAATTAGGATAAACTTCTGAGATTTTTCCTTGACGAACAGAAAGTACATCTAGATTGCGTGCGTCTCTTTCTGTAGAACGATAACGCAAAGAATCAACTCTTGCGGTTATCTGTTTCATATCTAATGCCATAAATTAATCTCCCTGAGATTCACGTTTTGTGCGAGCAATAAATGCTTTAATAGCATCTTCTTCATTTTCATACCAATTACGTTCTTTGAACACACCAGGTGTTCTTTCAACAGAAGTACCAGAGTTGCGTACAGTACTATCTGAAAAATTCTTTAATCCTGCTTCTTCAGCTTCTTTTGCATTCTTAAGTTTTTCATTAAGATTTTGCATTTGTTCAGGTGTTCTTTTAAAAATTAATCTACCAGCACTATCTCTAACTTCGGTATTCTTAGCACCAAGTGCTGGTGCTTTAGGTACTGGAGGTAGTTCATTTTTGGGTCTTGGAATCTTTGGTGCTTCATCCCATGATTTAATACCAAATATCTGTGGCTTAGGTAGAGATGGTTTCATAGGTTCAGTAACTCTTTTAGTTTCTGGTGTCCACTTACGCATACCTGGAGCTAAAGGTGGACGAATATTTACTGCCTCTGGAGGAAGGGGATTAGTTCTCAAAGGAGGCATATCAGGGCGTAGCCCTCTGTTCATCTGAACTTCAATAGCCGCTCTTTGTTCAGGTGATACTGAACCTAATCCAAATGCTTTAGATTGTTTTACTGCAAAATCTGCGCCAGTTTCTTTAGGCTCTGGAACTGAACGGAATAATTTTTTTTCTTCTGGTTTAGCTACGACAGGCTTAACTGGAACTTTAACAATTTCATTTTCAGGATTATAAAGAACTCTAGGTTTAGAAAACCCAGCTGCCTTCTCTGCAATTTCTTTAGCTTCTACAGCAAGACGTGCAGCTTTAGTAAGCTTACGAGGACCAACCACGCTAGATACAACGTTAACACCAGTGCGTAATGCTTTTGCTTGAGCTGGAGATATAGCCGGTTTAAGGCCCTTAGTCTTACCCAGTTCCATTGGACTGCTGCTAGCCATTTAAATCCTAACCATAGACTTCAGACCATTGCTCACTAAAAGCATCGTCTAAATTGATTGAGTTTCTTTTTTCCATCTGAGCTCTAGTGGCCCATCTGTTATCTAAATAAGGTGTTACCCTTGTTCCGCTTTGAATCAATTCTCTTGCTCTAATGATTGCAAACCATAGAGCCATAACACAGTCGGTCTTACCTCTGGTGTCCGGCTTCCAAGTAATCAATTGCTGTACTAAAGCTTTGATTCCTTCTGAGCCATCACTAGATGGGAGTTCGAGGATGTTGTTGTTTTGAAACTTACCGTCTTGAGTAGTTCCGAATAAGCTTGACATGGAAGCGACTCCAAAGTTTGAATCCCATTTGTTCTTTCCTGTATGGTGAGAACTAAGCCGTACGCCGTATCCAGCAAGCCATTGCCGTAAGTTGTCATCTAATTCAAATGCTTTCTGAAATGCGTTAATTTCAATTCGTATTTCTTGGGGTTTATATTTGATAGTCATAGCTTCTATAGCATCACGTATCTTCTGATAACTAGGCTCTGCCATGTTCATGCAATCTAGTACGTAGATACGACCATCAGCTCTATTAAAAGTTATTGCAACCAAAGCTGCATGTCCGGCAATAGCTGGGTCCATACCAATAATGGTGTAGCCCTCAACGTGCTTAGGATGACCTGATGCCCCTGGCTTTAAAGGTCCGACTCTTCTAGTCCCGAGTATGCTTCCCTGTACCAAAGCTGGTGGGAAGATAGAGTTTTCTTGTACGTCTTCTTGTTGGTAAACAAGAGCCCACGTAGTAGGAGTAACCTCGGAACGACGTTTAAATAATGTTTGCCCATCCCACTTGGGATAATATCCAGCTTCGTTGGGAGGTATTGTTTCATCGCCATCCCATGGGACATCTGACTCTTTCCAAAGCGTAACCCAATTCTTTGGGTCAACGTCGTACTCAAGTACAGCAGGCATACCCATATAAGTAAAGGGAGACCTACCACCAGACCAATGCTCAGGACTACGAAGCTCCTTATATAGGTCACTTGGCGCAATTCTAGTCCCCACTATTAATAGCTTGCCGTTTTTGCCGAGACGAGTGATAACTTCTTTTTGCAGCCAGTTAAGTTGTTTTTCCCATTCATGGGCGTTAGCTGTGGTTATCACGTCGTCAAGAATAATTAAATCTGCACGGGCTCCATAAATCTGCCCACCCATACCTAGTGCTTGAATGGTAGGGTCTTTCTCACTTGAGTTACGAGCATCGCTCCCGAGATACACTGTATCGGTTCGCCAAGTATCTGCGTCTTCTTTCCACCCACCTTGAGGACCAAATGCGTTTTGCATCTTAAGCCATCTTGGATGTGAGAGACGTTGCTTGATTGCGTACACGTATTCTCGTGCCTTTATCAGTGTCTTAGAAACGACGATGATTCTAACATTAGGGTCGAGAGCGATACGGTATGTTGAGTAGTTCACGGTTATTACCGTGCTCTTAGCGTGCTCCGGTGGCACGTTAATAAGAATCCTAGACTTATCAGCCTTGTCATATATCATGCTAGGGTGAAGCCAGGAAGGTTCCCGTCCCTCTAACAGGTCGACCCAGTCTTGATGATGGGGGAAGACCGTCTGGTCTAAAAAATTTTTTGAAAATTCAGCAAAGGGTAAATCCTGTTTATCATAACCTAGGTTAGCTAGAGTAAGAGTCTCCCCTAGTTCCTTAGCCTTGGCTAACTCCTTTGCAAAGTCAGCATCCCTGACCATCCACTGCCGAACCGTATCTGGTTTTTTGCCAGCTAGATTCATAGCTTGGTGGGTAGTAGCTCCTTGGCTCACTAACTCTATAACCTTAGCTTTTGCCTCGGCTAGAGCCTTAACCTTAAAATGCTCTTCGCCCGCCTTGAATGTCATAGTGTCCTTTAGATAGTCTTTTGCCGTCCTACACTGTCTGTCAGTCACCTGTACTGTAACTGTATGAGCCAGGCTATATAAAAGCCTGGCGAATAACTTACTGCTACATACAGTACTAATCCGTCCAAACAGGTAAAACGGACGTTTTATTTTCAATTATTTTTATTACCTATGCTAAG